CTCTATCTCACAACTAACCATGTGACTGTTTTTAGGATTATCGTTCCTATATGTTATCCTTTGCCATATTTTCGCATAAGGCGGCGTTGTAGTTGCGTAATCTGTCTTTCTACAATTCCCAACTAGTTTTAAGAAGGCCTGTGGTGCCCAGCCGGGTTCGATATTAATTGTATCCGTGTTCTTGAGTATCTATTTTCCTAAGGTAAACCCGATTGTTTATCCTCTCATACCTTGTTACTAATAGTAATCTATCTCTACTATTGTTTACTATGTTACTATTATATATTCTGTCTACTATTCTTGATTGCATCCTAGCAAATTGTTTGCTATTGTAGTAATTTTCTGCTAATTCCCTTATCTCCCAGGGTTCCAGTCCATACATTATATACATGTGTTCCTCAAAGGCTCTATTCATTTCTACATTCCTAGTATCTTTTCTATCCACATATTTATAGGAATTATAGTATTTATAGTGTTGAAGTGGCGTTTTCTTCTTAGAAATTAAGTTCCTCCATTTCTTAGCTATTAATTCGAAGAAATATATATCTCCGCGCCAACTATCTAGCTCATCTACATCACAATGTATAAATTCTAATAGTTCTTCATGAATTTTATGCACGTTATTTGTCCTGACGGATCTGGTGTAGGCTGTAAGTTGTAAAAATCTACGCATATTTCTAATCATCTTTATATTCCCTTCTCCATTGACCAGAAAGTTGCTGGATAAATATTCGGCACCTCGAAGATTATCATAGACATCCATTTGCTTAGCGATTTGTCCTAATTTTAAATCAGTAGTGTTATTTTTTGTATGTTCCCAATTTTCGTTTCTCAGGTATACGTGTTCATACAATGCGTTTATTAATTTAGTGGTAAGCAGAGATTGAATGATAATGATTGTGTCATCTCCACAAACTTCGAAGTAAAAATCTTCGCCATATTTTAGACCTATTTTCTCTGCAGCATAGAGGATGTATGAGCCTGCTCTAAGAGTATTTCCGTTACTAGTATTCATCCTTCCACTACCAGTGGTTCCGTATATACTAGCGTTAATTTCTAATTCTCCTTCTATTTTTGCTCTGATCATCATCCTCAGATTATTGATCATCATATCTACATGTTCTATGTTCGCATACTCGCTAATATCAAATTTATAATATTTCAAGTAAAGATTTAGATATTGCAGGTCTAATGCTTGCATTAGTGGATAGTGTTGTGTTGAGTCGAATGCACTTCCATCTATACATATTATTTGGTGGTCTGGTATGTCCTTAATCCATTTTTCAAATTTAACACTACGGGTTTCATTTGATTGTCCGCTTCCATACCAGCTAAAGGCTTTCTTTG